AAATCGTGGTTTGTACATGGTAGCCTTACCAATCTGTAACGGTGATCTCGTCGGCAATTTCTGTCAAGGAATGACCATCGAAGAAAGGTGCTTGCAGGGCTTCATCAATACTTCCAACGGTCATCTCATCCCCATCAAACCAGAGAAGGAAGGAGTTCCCGGTTTCGGGCGTATAGCAGGGGTCAACATTGCCGGGCTTTCCATGGTAGGTAAAACCAAACAATGTCGCGTTGTCGATCAGCGTGGCACGTATCTCATCCAGCATACTCATAGAATATCCGAGTTCTCCTTTCGCTCTTCCTCAGTCAGCTCACGGGCTTTCCCATGATACATGGTTCCGTTCTCATCCCAGGTATAATCATGGGCGTGCTCTCCATGCTGTCCAAAGGCGCTTTCAGCCTTGTGACCATGATCGTTGTTGCTGATCTGCTTGGTCTGGCGTCCATCCTGACCGTAATAATTGCGGTCTATGCCGCCTTTAGCGTTTTCTTTCTGCGTAATACTTCCGGGAATACCATTCCGTGTGCTTTTCGTTACCTTGATTATCTCCGCTCCAATGGCGTTTGTCAAGGTATTATCCTTCACCTGCTTCGTAGTGATCGAGGCTTCCCGGGGACCAAACCCTGCCACATCGGTGCGGGCCGCGCTCAGCTTGCCGCCGGTGGCCTCGATGAAGTTATTCAGCGCCCGCCGGGCGTCCCGCAGCTGCACCGACGCCCGGGTGGTGTCCACGCCGGCGGCCTGCTCGGCCAAAAATCGGCGCTTTGCCTTGCGCACCCGGCGTTCCAGCGCGCGCTGCATCTGGGTGATCCCGTACTCGGTGTATTTTTTCCCGTTGTACTCGACGTTTTTAGCGGCCAGTTTTTCAAGGGTGGCATCGCCGTACAGCCGCTTGGATGCACCCGGGAAGAACGGGTAAAAGCTGTGCCGGCAGTTCCACCCGCACAGTCCCGGGCCGGTGCCGTAGCCGGTGGCCGTCTCGAAATCCTCATACCGCACGCCGTCCATCTCGGTGGCGCCGCCGACATGGTAGACCTTGCCCTGCCAGGCTGCGTGCTCCGGCCGGGCACCCGCGTGGGCGGATACCTCTACATACTCGCAGCCTATCTCCTCGGCGCGGGCCAGCTGAAGCTTGGCGCAGGTCTGGTTGGTGCCGGTCAAAACCGCCCGGCGCACCGCCACCTCCAGCGTGTCCCGGTGGCCGCTGGGGTAAGTCACGCCGTCCATGTGGTCTGCCAGTCCGTCCACCGCGCGCCGGATGGCCGTGGCGTAGTCAAACGCCCCGCTGGACACCTGCAGCCAAGCACGGTCCAGCGCCCGCTCAAACTCGCCGGTCACGGTGTTGGCCGTGGTGGCGGTCAGGTTCTGCCAGGTGCCCAGCGTCTGGCGGTAGCCGGCGTTCAGCAGGTTGTTCAGCGTCTTGTTGGTGTCGATGGCGGACGGCGCAAATCCAAGCGCCTGGTACAGCGCATCGTCGCTGGCCAGCGTTTCCAGCCCCGCGTCCAGCAGGGTCTGCCGGATGGTATCCCGGCTGCGCTTGCTGTACCTGGCCAGGATGCTCAGTGCGTCCTGATGGCAGGCCTGCATCTGCTCATACCGCCAGGCCTGCCAGGCGGCGGTGGGGGTCAACGGCTCCAGCTCGTCCAGCTGGCTGATCCGCTCGGCGATGTCTTTGAGGATGTCGTCCTCCACCTGCTGCCACAGCACCACAACGGCGTCCGGCAGGGTGTCCAGATAGTCGGGGGTCAGCATCAGGCGTCACCGGCAGGCAGGCCGCCAAAAGTCAGCACATCGCCGGTGTCGGCGGGCATCATTTCGCGGGCCTTGTCCTCACTGACGCCAAAGTACCAGGCCAGCAGCAGCTCCGGCCGCAGGTAGTTTGCCTCGGCCATCTGCATCCGGCGGGCAAACTCGGTGCCGGTGTCCTCAAAGATGCTGTCGCCAAAGGTGACGGACGGCTCAAAGCTGCCAGACGGTGCCAACCCGTAAATGCTGGCATAGGCGTCAAACCAGTACAGCACGTCCAGCAGCCCGGTGGTCAGGCCACGGTCCTGGATGGCCTTGATGGTGTTGTAGGTGGTCTTGTCCTCGCTGATCACCTGGGTGGCGGTCACCCGGCCGGTCTTGGGGTCGATGGCAAAGGTGCCCTGGCTGAAGCCGGTCTGCAGCTCCAGCATGCGCAGCTGGGTCTCCATGGCCGTCTTGTAGGCGTCAAAGCGTAAATCCGGGGTGTAGTCGTCCCAGGGCTTTTCGTCCGGCATGTCGATGGTCATGTAGTAGTCGCTGGCCAGCTCCTTGAAATTGACGACCGGCTTGCCGTTGACCGGGTCCTTCATGGCGGCCGACCGGTCCAGGATCATCCGCCGCTTACCGGTGCTGCGCTCCCAGAAGAAGTCGTAGTAGGTGGCATCCAGTTCCCGGATGCTGTCCAGCGCGTTGGCGTACAGGCTGACCGGGTAGGCGCTGCCGTCCACCGTGTTGACGCCCGGCATCCGCAGCAGGCCAAAGTGCGGCCGGTCCACCCCCTGCACCAGCAAATCAGGCTGCAGGCCGGCCCAGCGGGGCACGTCGGTCAACGGGATCTCGCTGCCCATAAACCCGGCCTCTTTCAGCCGGTAGGCCTTGTTGGTGATATGCAGGCCGCCGTCCTCCATGGCAAAGTGTTCCACCCGCACCACGGCGGTGCCGTCGTCCAGCTTGTCAAAGTCGGTAAAATACCCGGCATCTAGGCGGCGGTTGGGACCCCAGTGCTCCGGGAAGATGCGGCCGCGGGGGATGATCTCCACATAGATCCCGCTGCCCTCCACATACGGCTTGACGGCCGCCATGCCGCCCACCCCGGCCAGCTGCACAGCTTCGTGCAGGCTGGGCAGCAGATTGGCGTCCATCTGCCCCTGCAGCCAGTCCGCCCGTGTGCCTGCCCCGGCGGAAAACGTCAGCTCGCTGGTGGCAAGCGTGGCCATCAGGCTGGTCAGGGTGGCGGCCATCTTCAAGCTGTGCTGCGGCTGGTCGGTCAGGTAAAACAGCTCGTCCCACTGCCGTACAGCATCCGCCATGGCCGGCGTCATATCACAGCCCAGGGCGCGGGCGTCGCGCAGGTTCAGCAGTTTCATGATTGCCCCTCTCAATGTGTTCCAGATGTTCATCAGGCGCCTCTCCGCTTCCAGATCACTTCGGTGGCGTAGCGCACCGCGTCAATGTGGTGGTTGCACAGGTCCGGGTATCCCGGCAGCACCTCTCCGGTGCGCGGGTCCCGCTCGTATTCATACTCGCTGAACTCCCGCGCCGTGTCCGGGCAGCGGACCGGGTCGATGACGATCCGCTTCAGCGCCTGCAGCCACTTCATGCTGTACTCCACGCTGCCGGGGCCCTTTTGCGCGGCGCGGCAGCCCAGGCCGTAGGCCTTGTAGTCCTGCACACTTTTGGGCTCGGCGGAATCTGCGATCAGCCAGTCGGCACCCGTCAGGCCGCGGGCCAGCAGCAGGTTGGCGGTATCCCGGTTGGAGGTGCGCAGCCGGGTCAGCTCATCGAAAATATACAGGGTCCCGCGGGCGGCATCGTACTGCACGCCGTTGAACGCCCAGGGGTCCGGATACCAGCCCCAGTCCACGCCGTACAGCCTCCGGTCAAAGCCGGCCAGCTGTTCGTCCGGGATGGGCTGCAGGTCCAGGTTTTCAAACACCGCGGTGCCGCTGCCCACCACCTCGCCCAGGTACTCGTGCCGGTAGGCGGTGGGGTTCGATTGTTCCAAGTGCTGGGCGTCGGCCAGAAAGCGCGGCCCCAGCCAGTCGGCCGGAGTGGTCTTGTAGGTAGAGTGATGCACCAGCTTGCCCGGCCGGGCCTCCAGCGCGTAGCGGTTGGCCCAGTTTCGTGCGGTCGCCGGCGGGTTGAAGCTCTTGAGCGTGACGGAGTAGGGCCCGCCGCGCAGGACGCTCTGTTCCACATTGCGCACCTGCTCAGGGCCGTCGAACTGGTCCAGCTCCTCCAGCCAAAGCATCCCGATGTAGCCAAACGGCATCTTGATGGATTTCAGCTTGCCAGGGTCGTCCAGGCCAAAGAAAAGCACCTTCTGCCCGGTGGGCAGGTAGGTGCATTCCATCGGGCTGACCGTACACTTGAACTTTGCCGAAAGCCCCAGCGCCCCGATAGCCCAGCACACCTGCGCGTACACGCTGGTGCGCAGCGTCTTGTCCACCCGGCGCAGCACCACGGCGTGGCAGTCCGGGTGGCGCAGCAACAAAAGGATCAGTTCGATGCTGAGAAAGCTGGACTTAGTGGAGCCGCGCCCGCCCTTGGCCAGCAGCTCGTCCACCTTGCCCGCCTTGATCTGCCTGTGGGCATCGTAGAACGCCGGCGAGATCAGCGCCGACAGCTTACAGGTCGTCAATGATCTGCACCTCCCCGGCATCGGCGTCCCCCGGCGGCGTTTCCTCGCCCAGCAGCTTGACCAGGACGGCAGCGGCGCGGGCGTCGCCGTCGGTGGCAGCATCGGTCAGGCCGGCGATCATGGCCATCTGGTTGTCGATGTCCTCCGGGTCTACCTGCCGGCGCAGCAGTTTGTTGGCTCTGCGCCGGTCGGTGACCGGCAGGGACAGATAGAGGTCGGCGGCTTCCTTCAGGCTGCGCCTGCGCCGCCTGGCCGCCCCGGATGCGATGCCGCCCTTTTTGCCCAATTCTCTGGCTTCACTCTCGCTTCGCTGGTCCATGGGAATCAGGTTTTTCTCGTTCGGCATCGTCACCACCTCTCGGTAAAAGATTCGATAACCCGCCCGGCAGCGCAAGGACAGATGCTCTTGGTCAGATGTGCTTGGCCATCTCCCGCCTGCCGGGCGGTGCTCGCAATCCCTGCCCGGCCTCGTGCGGCCGGGGCGGGGCATGACAAAGCCCCCGGCGGGTGCCGAGGGCTGTTCAAGCCGCCTCTTATACCCCGCTGGCGGCAAGCGGCTGACCAGTTTTGGTGCCGGACGACGGATAACTGAAAACCACCGCCAAGCATTTTGCCGCCCGTCGGAATCAAACCTGACCGCGCCCGCGTTGCGTTGCACCAGCAGCGGCATATATCCCCGGCTTGTTACGCTTCAAAGAGAGGCTTGCCGGGGTTGCCCTAAGGCATCGGTGCCGCACGCGGGTCTCGCTCCCGCGCCACTCCGGGATAGTGGCGCCCATCCGCCAGCGGACAGAAGGCGGTGGCTGTGCGACATAATATCCGGCTTGCAGGGCCACGACGCGTATGCAGATCGCGCAGCCGGATGTGTGGCAGGAGGTATCAAGCATGGTCATGCCCACACTGGATACATGATAGCGGCCGGGTGCTGTGCCGGCCCGGCCGCCGCAAAGGAAGAAACCTGGAAGGCTGTCTGCCTCACCATTCCATGGTATCAGTTTACTCCGTCGAAAGTGACATGGAGGGACATCTTAAAGCCTCTATCGCTTTTCGGTGCAGCCGTTTTGCGTGGCGCTCCGAAATATAGAGTCGGTTGGCAATCTTGAACCACGGCAGCCCGTCGATATAGCGGGCCTGCAGCACATCCCGCTGCAGGGCGCTGGGCAGCGCATTGATGGCGGCCTCGATCTCCACGCGGATGTGCTCGGACGCCTCCAGCTGCTTTTGCAGCTCCCGCTGGTACTGGTCCAGTAGCTCGGTGCCCCGCTCAATCTTGGTGCCGTCCTGGCTGCCGCCGCCAACCACCGGCCGCAGGGCCTGTGTGGTGGATTCCGCCCGGCTACGCACCGCCTTGATGCGGTCCCGCAGGCGGGCTTCATCCCGCAGCGCCTGCCGATACCTGCGCAGCCAGGTAACTTTCTCATCGTAGGTCATAGGCGCCTCCGGGATCAGTCGATCGTTTCGACGTTCACGGGAATCCACATCTTCGGATTGAAATTGAGCGTGTAGCAGCGCAGCGCAGCCGCGCTCGCAATGCTTTGCCATCCGGCAGCCGACGCAGGCGCCGGGCAGGCCTTCCAGCCTTACGCGGCGCAACTGGTCAAAAAGCTCTCGGTCGCTCATTTCCCTCTCACCTTCTTTGCCCACCGGCTCGCATCCCGCCGGATCTTGTCACCCCGCTCGGCAAATGCGGCATCGATTTTGTAGTCCTCTTCCCGCTTCTTCCTGATCTGCGCGCGTTCTGCAGCAAATGTGGCGTAACGTGGGCAATCAGAATGACAGGTTGCTGTCCTGTCATGGCAGCGGTAACACGGTGCGGTCATTGTGTGCCTCCTGTCTTATCTTTCGCAGCAGGCCCGCGCCACTTCGGCAAGCATGGCTTTGTTCCACCTCTCGCATAGCACTGCGGATTCTTGCAAAACGGACAAGATCCGTTGTATCCCGTTCCATAAGCAAGCATAGTTTCTATGTCGCTTACGGCCGCATCCCGTTCCGCTGTCACCTGTTCCAGTTGCTTCCTGAGATCCAGCACAACCGGCAGGGTTTCTGGGTCGATGGTCGGGGCGTTTTCTACCGAAAATGCCGTGATTCCGTGAAACAGTACGTGCCCTTTCATGTAAAGCGATTCATGCTTATCCAGCAAAGCATTTGCATCAATGATTCTGATGCCCACCGATCACACCTCCAAACCTTGTCCCTTCCGCCAACTTCAACGCCGCTTCCAGCGCCTCCGCCTTATCCTGCAGGTTCCGCCGCTCCTCGGCTGTCGCCCCGGCCCTCACGTGGTCGGCATTGTACCGCGCCCGGGCGGCCAGCTTTCCCAGGGTGTAAATCTGGGATTCCGTCAGCGGTTCCGGCAGATCATAGGTAACGCAGCGGCTTTGCTCCGCGTCAAATCGGATGCCTTGCGCCATTATGACACCTCCTCAATTTCAATTTCAGTTCTGGGCTTCTTGGGGTCGCAGTACGCTTCCAGATGCAGCGCGATGTGGTTGAAGCTGTCGTCCGCGATGATGCCCGCCTTCGTCAGCCCGTCCAGCAGGAATTTGCCCGAGTAGTTGTCAGGATCACGGCGTCGCTTGTCCGGGAAGTAGTAGCGAATGGTTACAGTGGAGCGGTCAACGGGTGCCTTGGGCCGGCTGTTCAGGCAGTTCAGACGGACTTGCTCGGTAAAACGTTCCTTCGCCTGCCTGTAGTTGTACGGTCCTCTCCCCGCCACCCGGTTGAGAGACGGTGGAAGGAACGGTAAAACGATGGTAATGGTCATGTGGCTTCCTCCATCAGGTCAAACAGCGTCGGTGCTTCCCGTTCAGCCTCGGCGCTCTCGCAATAACCCACACCGTCCCGGAAATAGTCCGGGTTCAGCTCCACGCCTTTTCCTTTTCGGCCCATCTTCATCGCCACATAGGGCACCGTGAATAGGCCCGCGAATGGGTCGGCCACCAGTTCCCCCGGGTTGGAATACCGCTCGATCAGCCGTTCCACAATATCCAGCTGCAGCGGGCAGACGTGCATCTGCTGCTGGCGGCGGCTCTGGGAGGTATTCAGTGTGCGCATGCGGTTGATATCGTCCCACACGGCCATGTCCCAGCTGCCCGGCGCCACCACCATGAAGGTGGAAGGCAGGCGGCCGTCCTTGTCCAGCTCTTCGGCCAGGCGCACATGCTCGGCGTAGTCGTACACCGTACCACGGCTATACTTGTCTGCTTCTGCAAGCTCCCGCAGCCTTAAAATCGAAATGGGTGCTTTTTTCAAATAGATTTGGGCTTCCAGCTCCTTCTCACGCAGGATCTGCGCAATCATAAATTCTTCATTTGACACGGTCAATTCTCCTTTGCAAGTGCTGCTTCTGCGGCCTGTTTGCTGCCGAAAAAGCATTCTCCCCACGCAACACCGGAAAACTCATCAAAGTCTCCGCAGTCAAAATCCACAGAGAAAGAAGCCAGCTTTCCATCTTTGTATACCGCCATGAACACGGTTCCGCTTTCCAGTTCCCCGTTTCCTCTGTCAGCGTACCAAACCCGGTCTCCTTTTTTCAGCCGCACTTCTTTTGGCAGAATCACGCATCTGCCATCCTTGTCCGCCTCCACCAGTTCCCGCAGCCGATCTACCGGGATACTGCCAGTGATCCTGAACCGCTCGGAGACCTCTTCCCGCATGGACATACACTGTGTCATCATGACTTTCAACCGTTCAAGATCGTAATCGTCGCCGAGGATGTCCTCGATGGCAGCCAGACGGTCAACCGCAGTCTGTGTGCAGTTTTCTTGGCTCCAGCATTCATAAATTGCGGTTTTGCCGCATATTTTGCAAGATATTCTTGCCTGCTCAAGTCCTTCAATCCACTTGGTCAGCCTCTTCATGCGTTGTTCACCTCCCGCTCAAAATGCATTTCCATCAAATCGGCAATGGCAAGGTATTCCTTCGCCAGCTTTCCATCCCCATGTGTGCGCTTGACAATGGCGCGGAACTCCTCCATGTCGCCAAAAAAGCAGCCACACGCAACGCGGATTTTGCCATCTTTACAACGGAAAAACGTAGTGTTCCGGTTGTAGCGTCCAAAGCCTTTCACCGTGGCATAGTCGGCGTCGCCGGAGACCCGGGCGTCGCCGGAGACCCAGGCGTCGCCGTCGTGGGCAAGGTTTTCCTCTTTTTCGACGTAGCCGCCCAACTCTCCCTCGCAGACATCGCCAAACTCAACCATGGCGCGGATGCGGAACAGCTTCACGCCGAACACGTTCGTGATAAATTCGCTTGTAAGTTCAAATTTTTCCATAGTTTCCTCCCTGTCAATTCATTTCTCCGTTTCCCGTCAGAAATGGCCCAAATTTTGATTTTTTACTCTAGGCATATCCCTGTATGCCTCGCTCTGCAATCGCTTAAAATTGCCGCGTTTCTCGCGGCGTGGCAGCATGTCACACGTTTGCGGCTGCCGTCAAGCGGTTTCTGTCCTCTCGCTGCTCCATCTTGCGCCGCTCCATGCGCCGGTCGGTGCCTGTCACGGAAACGATGGTGCAAACCTCTGCCACTCTGGAAAATACGCGGCTTCGGGACAGTTCCACCGGGTGCAGGAACTCTTGCGGGGACAAGTTGCTTGTCAGGATCATGGGTTTTCCCGCCGCGCTGCGTTCCTCGATGACTTGAAATACGATTTCCTGCATGAATGACGTGTCACGCTCTGCGGCCAGGTCATCCAGCACAAGCAAGTCGGTACGCAAAAGGCGTTTGTGTACGCTTCCCTTGTCAAACGTCGCCTGCAGGTCGTTTGCGATTTCTGCAAAGTTGGTGACGATGGCACTATATCCGGCATCTACGACGGCGTTTGCAATACAGCAGGCGTAAAAGGTTTTCCCAGTTCCAACAGCGCCCAGGAATAAAAGCCCCTTGCCTTGCTTGCGTTGCTGCGCAAAGTCGTTTGCGTACCCACGGGCCGTTTCGGACACCACAGCGCTGCGCCTGTCGTCTTCAGCAAACGTGTACCCGGCTTTTTTCAGATCGTCACCAAAGCACTCACACCGGCGGCGGGATAGCTCATATTCCACGCGCTGGCGTTCCAGCGCTTCCTTGCGCGCTTTGTCTTGTTCTCTCGTGCACCTGCAGGCACACGGCACAACCATCTTTGTCCCGGCAAGGTCAATAACGTGCCGCTTCGGCTCTCCGCACGCGCCGCACATAAGCAGGCCGCTTTTCGCGTCCATGTAATCGCCCGGTGCCTGCGGATTCCCAAGGCGGTTTGTCCAGTCGTTCATGATTCACCCCGCGTCAAAAGAATTTGTCCAGGTCGTAGTCGTCATCGGTCAATACCGGCCTCTGCACAGGCGCTGCCTGCTTGTCCCTGGCCTCCCATGTTCTCACAGCGGCCCGCCAGTCTTTGATCTGCTTGCCGCGTCCCTGCGTCCAGCCGTTGGCCGTGTAGAAGTCAACAAACCGTTGCGGGTCAACGCGGTTACCACGCTCTTTGCAATAAGCGCGAACCTCATCGACGGAAGGGGCAACAAAACGCTTTCGCTTTTCGGCGGTCGGTTCCCCCCGTTGGGGGGATATATCTCCGCTAGGAGATATAGGGGGTAATATATCTTTGTCTTCTTCTTTTTCTTTGTCTTCTTCTTTTTCTTTGTCTTGGCTATTTTTGCCATATGGCAAATGGCTTTTGCCATTTTTGCTATCATTTTGCCATCTAGCAGTTGCCCCTTTTTTTCCGGCTGCCGATCGCACAGCGCACAGGTTTCCGTACTTTTCTGTATCTCTGTCGATGTCAAGTTTCAGACCATCCCAAAGAAGCGATTCACGCCCGGTTAACTCAATCTCTTCGCCAGTCGCTTTGTAATGCAAACCGGCTCGGATCAATCGTCCAAACTCCGCGTCGCTCAATTTCTGGTACTTTTTCTCGGCATCTGTGAAGATTTTCAAATACTTCGCCATACCGTCACCGCTTACTGCTGGGCCTCGCCAGCGCCTTCCAGGACATCGCCGGTCTCGCTGTCCACGGTGTAGTCAACCTCAACGGCGGGCACCTCGCTCATATCCGGGGCAATGTCGGCCTTGATTGTTTCATCGCTGGCCACAGCGCGAATGAAGTCGGATTTCAGCGGCGCATATTTCAGGCACTTTTTCAGCACGGTCTTTTTGGCCATCTCGTCAAA